TATTACTACCAACCTGCCTTTCAAACTCAAAATCATCTTCCATACTTGATACCTAATTCGTCTTCTGTGATGATTTTAAATTCTATTCTTCTGTCAGCACACCATTCACGAGCTGACTTCCACTTCGCTTGATTGATTGCATAAGTTTTGCACTCAAATAATGATGACTTACTTGTAGGTTTCTTTGTTTGCTTTTTGGGTTTTACCTCAATAACATATGTTTTTACTTGTCCTGTACTTTCCTTTACCTTTATGATAAAGTCTGGAAAATATCTGTGAACTCTACGATCGACGGGAGAAACATAAGGTATAAAGAATTCTTCACTTCCCCACTCTAGAATATTTTCTGTCAAATCGCACCACTTACAGAAGCGACGTTCCCAGTTACTTCTGCATATTATGTTGTTAGCATTGCCCTTATATTTTTGAGGATTGGAAGGACTGTAAATACTTTTCTTACTAACTCCCATACATAGTATATAAGGTAAAAACTATTTAGATGGCAACGCCAAAACCAAGAGCAAGGAATGTTGCAG